CAGGCCATGATTGCCATAATAGGTGAATGAATAAATGAACAAGGCGGCGCATAGCACTATCCAGATAAACCAATATTTGATGGGTCTGAACCACTTCCGGCGTATGCTGACCGGAAACAAAAATCGGAAGCTGTAGATGATAAAAGCGTACACGGCGGCAAGAAGCGCTATTTTGAGCAATTCGGGACTAAGATTTTGTAAGAAGGTCATGATCGGCTAAAGGTTGCTTTTGAAGCTTGGTACAGGTCTGTAGGCGAGGCCCTGCAATCAGTTAATTCCAACCCAAGATACTCATTTTCAATTATATTTAACCTAACGCCGGTTTGTTATTGATGGCGTTGATCATAACCAGAATAACAGCCATACCAATAAGCGACATGAACCAGCCAAAAAGTATTTGCTGGCCCAGCCTGCCAATCCGCTCCTCGGTCATCCGCAGCGAGCGTCCAGCAGTTACAATATAATCTTTTGCCCGCACCGATACCGTGGCGCTGCGAACGCCTGCGCGTGGCTGCCAGGTCACGGCGTTTGTGCCGTTCCTGTGAGCGTCATTAAGCACGCCCTGGGGCAGACGGGGTGCATTGCCGTCGAGCGTTGCGTTAGTCGCGGCGATGCTGCCGTTGCCATTGTATATGATAAGGTAAGGTGATAAACTTTGCGAAATTTCGATCCCGGGGGCGTTGCCAACTATGGCTTTAGGGTCAATGCCTTTGCTGAGTGCATTGGCAGCATCCTCTGCCAACTGGAACTGCGGATCGTTTGCAGTTTGACGATAACCCTGCTGTACCGTAGCATAAATAATGCCGCATACCAGGGTGATGGCGGCTGCATAGCCAAACCAGCTTTTGAATAATGGAATGAACTTGTTCATGACTTTAAGTTTGATAAGTAAACAATGTGTCAGTATGAAAGTACTTTGTTATTCAAAGTAAAAAAGAAAAGTTGATAAATGCAAGGAAATTCGGAGGTCAGATGTATGGGGGGTATTTCCAAATGACTAAACTATACCAATAAAAAAATGTGCGATTTTTGTGCGAAAAACGGCCTCTACGATACTAAAAGGCCGGTTTTTCTGGTAGTAACTTGGAAGGACAAAAAGCAAAACGAAATGACCTACCTTAAATCTATTTGAATTAGCTTGAATTCAGGTTTAATTAAGCCGCTCTCTATCTTTAGTTTGCTGGCGTTATCTTTAATTTCATGCGCTAAAACGGCCTAAAACAGGCTTATAAGGTACTTTTTATAGTTTAGAGCGCCCACATGACAAGCCATAAAACGGCCGTACGTGGTAGTCTAACAAAGCCTTTTTATTGCCTTACTTAACGTCACGAAAATGCTGTTTTAAGCCTATTTTAAGCCCTTTTTAGAGTTGGATGGACAGTTGGGTGGACAGTTGGATGGACATGTGATTTACAAAAAAAGCAACGTGGTTATAAAATTGACTTCAAAAATCAGTGAAAAACAATAGCCAATTTGTCGACGAAATTTTCTGCAACTTTCAAATAACTGGTCTTTTGGGCGTCTTGTTTGATCGTTTGGTCGAAGATTTTAACAGTGATCGAAGGGCTATCAATGTTATTGGTATAAAGTTTAAGGCTTGCTGATTTCGTTTGTGTCACTCCCTTGCTTTTAGAGGTGGTGGCCCCGACAATTGCACCTACCCCGCCAAACAATAGGCCGCCTACTACAGCCCTGCCAACGACGTTTGATTTTTTAAAAACCGTTACGCCATTACTTATTAGTTCGTAATCTCTGAGAGTTGAAAGATTATATTCCAGGATATGTGACGCTTTGATATTAGCGACGCAAAGTTTTTGAATTCCCGTGTCTATCCCGACTATGTGATCTTGAAAAACGGCCAGATTACCGGGCTTGTATCCCTTATTCGTTAATTGACTTCGGAGTGCGTTTATCTTCTTGTTTTGCTCCCTCAGATTCAAAACTCCAATTACAATACCCATTAGGATGAGTAGAAAAATGATAAGAAAAAAGGTTCCCATTGTTTTAAGGTTTGAACCTTAAAGATATATCATCTAAATAAGATTTCAAATAAAGCGAATTCAACCAGGTGATCTATTTTCGTCGAGTGTTTACTTTAAGGCCATTATAAAGCTGTTCAAAGCATTCAAAAAACGTATTGGTAAAAAACTGAATGCAGCTTTCAGCTTCTTTTAAATACTTCTTTTTGCCTTCACCATCGAGATTTTTATACGGGTAAATAAGCTCATTTTCGCTATTGAGTGACGGCTTAGCCAAAGAATTTAATAACTCAACTTCGATAGTTGTCGACAATTCACCTTTAATGCCCAACTCTTGAAATAGCAGTACTCGAATATCGATCAACCTTTGAAATAAATCATTGATTCGATCGACATAACCCCGTGCCTGGTTAATAAATTCCGGCTCGGTCAGTATACTGACATTCATATAAAAATCAGCGGCTCGTGGCGCTTCGTTTGGCGAAGTAGTTTTATCATTTGATATAACACTTGGCTTTATTTCTCCAAAGCCCATTAACAACCAACTAGAGTTCGCTTGAAACACATCAATAATCTTGGTAAGCAAATCAAAACTGGGTTTATTTCGACCTTTTTGGATGTTATAGATTACAGTAGGTTTGACGCCTAGCCGATTTGCGAATGAATTTGTTGTCAAATTTTCATGTTCAATTAGCTGTGTGATACGGTCGTTAACGGTTGTTTTAATCATGAAATAACATCAAATGATAAAATTTATATAATCGAATGCTTGTTTTATTAGATCAAATGATATAATATTGCTATCGAATTGTATCAAAAATAACTAAATCATGGAAAGACAAGAATTAAAATCAAAAGTTCCACATGGTTACATCGAGGTGATAGCAGAGCGGGCCGGAGTAAACCGTATGACTGTTTCAAATTTTCTAAACGGCAAAAACGATAATGTAAAGGTTGAAATGGCAACGCTGGAAGTCCTGGCCGAACTCGCCGAAAAGAAAAATAACCTTATTGCTCGAATTGGATAACGCCTGCCGAACATGCCGCAATTACATAATGGTGTTTTTGGATTTACTTACGAAGAGTTGATACCCTTCTATCCGTCCCGCTCGGCGTTTATCAAGCAGATACAACGTGACAGGGACAGAGAGACTGGTCTCAAAATATTGCGGAGAGCATGTTACCGTACAGATGCCTTAATTCATATCGACAGTATCCCCACTCATGTCTTAAATGCTTTGGGCGACCCACGCCAAGCAAAACATCCGCTCGAAAAGTATTACCAACTTGACAAAGAGGCAAGGCGCTTTTTTAGCAATCAGCAACTACCCAACGGAAGCTTTTTAAGCATCGAGCATCAGGACAAATACACAATTAATGCCAGCGTTCTAAACGCCTTACTTGCCTTCCGGGCCGATCTGATAAAAGAAAGGAAGCAAAAAGCGCAAAACCTGTTCGGAATCGACGACGTGCTGTTGCATCAATCAATAACCTTTAAGAAGGCGCTTAAAACCAAGCATAATTATGAACACGCTTTGCCAGACGGTGAAAAGGCTTTTAAAAAGGCTTTAAAAGCCTTCGAAAAGGATAGCTATATCAGCTTGATTTCTGGTAAGCACGGGAACGCCAATAGTCGAAAGGTAACAGATAAAACCATAGCATTACTGGAGAGCATGTTTGCGACAGACACAGCCAAACCAACTCCGACTGAGGTACACCGTGAATATCTCAAATTCCTTTTCGGCAAGCTGGAGGTTATAGACCCCTCTACGGGCGAACTATATCTCCCTAGCGATTTTGATCAGCTTAGTGACAGCACTATAAAAAAGTACCTTACAAGTTGGGGCAGCGCTGCTGGCACTTACGCGGCCAGGAGCGGTGACCGCCAAAAGCTGATGGGCCAGTTTAAACCTTATCATTCGAATTCACAACCTAAATATGCTGGCAGCATCATTTCTATTGACGACCGGCAGCCGCCATTTAAAATGCCTGACGGTAAAAGGCTATGGTTTTATAATGGCATTGATCTTGGCAGCGAGGTTTTCACTTGTTGGGTTTACGGACAAACTAAGGAAGGCATCATACTTGAATTTTACCGGCAGCTTGTGAGAAACTATGCCGAATGGGGCTTATGCCTTCCCGCCGAATTGGAATGCGAAATGAGCCTCAATTCACAATACCAAAACACGTTCCTGCAAAATGGGGCGATGTTTGAGTTTGTTCGCATTGAAGCGAATAATGCCAGGGGAAAACGCATTGAGGCGCATTATCGACAGTTGAGATATGGACTGGAAAAGAAACGGGAAGGCTGGCTAGCCCGGCCGTTTGCGCTGAGCGAAAGCAACCAGGCAGGGCGCCACGAAGTGAAAACACTTTACTACGATGACATAATTGAAGGCTGTTTAAAGGACATTGAAACCTGGAATAACATGCCTCATAGTAAGCATACGCATCTAACCCGTTGGGAAGTGTTTATGCAAATGCAAAACCCGGATTTAAAACCAATTGATTACAAAACATTTCTGTTCTACCTGGGTCGCAAAACGCCTACAAGCTGCGGATTTAATGGAATAATCCGATTTAGGAGCGCTGAGTTTCTATTAGGCCACGACGGTGTTATTTGTGTAGGCGATGCGCTTATTAACCTGATGGATAAGATAGCCGGGAAGGACATTGACATATACTGGTTGGACGGTAACGACGGCAGCATTTTGAAGGCCCTTATTTATATCGGTGACCGCCTTATTTGCGAAGCTATAGTAAAGCCAACTTCCAACCGGGCGCGAAAGGAACAGACTGCCGAAGACCTTAGAAACCGGGAATTAATGAGCAAATACGTGGCCACCATTGAGTCCTATGCCAAACATCGCAAACAAAGTATAACGCCGGTTATAACAATCGAAAAATCGGAGCCAAAGAAAAAAGCATTTGTGATGCCAGGGTTGCGGCAAGCGCCCGTAATTGACGAACACGCCGAAGTAGAAATTCTACCAGAACTACCCGATGAATTTGAATACATAAATGAACCAATAGAACCTAAAAGATTAAAAGACACATTCTAATACTTACCGCTATGATGGCAATTGACAGTAATTTTAAAAACACTACACGTGAAGCGCTTCTCGACAATCAAAAGAACTTCGAGGGAAGCGATCAGCAGTTTGCAAAAAAATGGAGTATAAACGGTGCGGTATGGAGCCGTATTAAGAAGGGGCAAATCGATGGGGTGCTGGCCGACCGGCACTGGATAAACATAGCCCGTGAACTTGGCGTGGGCGTCCATCAACGCCAGTGGCAGCCAGCGCGGACTGCCGTTTTTACTCAGATAGAGAGCGAGATAAATTTTTGCCAGGAAAATTCAAAATCAATGATCTATGTAGACGATTGCGAGATCGGCAAAACCTTCACCGCCAAATACCTTTCGAGAAGTCTACGAAACTGTTTTTATGTTGACGCGAGCCAAGCTAAGACGAAGTGTGAGTTTGTGAGAAAGCTAGCCAGAGCGGTTGGTATAGACCCTTCCGGTAAGTATGCGGAACTTAAAGACGACGTTAAATACTACCTGAAATTCATTACTAAACCAATTGTCATAGTTGACGAAGCCGGTGACCTGGAATATAGCGCCTTTTTAGAACTTAAAGAATTTTGGAACGCGACTGAGGGCGTTTGCGGCTGGTATATGATAGGAGCGGACGGCCTACGGGCTAAAATTGAGAAAGGGATAAGAAACCAAAAAGTAGGATACCGCGAACTTTTCAGCCGTTTTAGTGGAAACTTTAGAAGCACGGTACCAGTTGGCCGGCAAGAAAAGTTAGCCTTTTATCAAACGCTTATACGCACCGTTCTGGAGGCAAACATGACAGACAAAAGCAGCCTAAACGAAATAGTCAAACGCTGCATTACAAAAGACACACAGGACAACATAGGCGGCCTGAGACGCGCTGAAAGCTTGTTAATGCTTCATCAACAATCAGAAAAACAAAATCAATAAAATATGGGAAGTACAGTAGAAATGCTTGTAAAGCAAAATGAAGTGAGGGCCTTGTATATGACAGGTGATTGGACAAACAAAGAGATTGCACTAAAATCCGAAGTTTCGGAACAATCTGTTAGCGACTGGTCACAAAAGTTTAAATGGAAAGAGGCCAGGGAATTTAGGCTAAAACGAGAGGCTTTAATCAAAGAACTAGAGAACGTTGACATTGATTACGTCTTGAAGAGTTTCGTTGATTTTATTCAATCAAAATACCCCTATCTAAAGGCTCAATGGGGATTCTATATAGACGAGTTCAAAGAATCTTTAAAGCTGTAATAATCGGAAGGGGGTAATATGAAAATCGCAACTACGCCACAAATTCAGAAAATCCATGTATTGCTTAACCAATTAGGCATAATGAACAGAAAAAAGGAGATCGTTTATCAGTTAACAGAGGGCCGGACTACCAGCACTAAGGAATTGCTAATGGACGAAGCAACGCAACTAATTACCAGTCTGGCGCAATTTGACCCGGCCGATAAGTTAAAACGGGCTATTTTCTCATTAGCCTACAAAGCGGGCATTATTTACGGCGAAAGAGATCTCGACAAAAAACTTAATGCTATAAAGCTTAACGGCTTTCTAAAGGAACGCGGAGCCGTTAAAAAATCATTGAATGAGATGACTTATTCTGAATTGATTAAGGTTCATCGCCAATTTGAAGCGTTGAATAAAAATGTACAAAAAGCCAGCCTAAGTAAAGAGGCCGAATTAGCAGTAACCAGTCTGCTGCAAGAACTTAATTTTAAATATCCTATATCACAATGAACCTACAAACCAATTCAGAAAACAATGCAGTAGTAGTTGCATTTGAAGACTTTATTACTAACGGAACGTCAGCCCAAAAACTTAAAAAGGATTTAAGCCGCTTGTACGTCCAGTTCACCCGGCTTTTGATTAAGTATCCCGACGAGATACGATCAGAAAACGACGCAGAACTGTATTGCCTGAGTGAATTAATCGAAGTGCTGG